CCATAATATAGCCGCGTTTAAGGTACAGCCCATCGCGTCCCATGAAGGACACATTGGTGATAACGTTATTAAAGTTAACAAACCAATCGATGAGCCAACTCCAGGGAATCAAGTTCCATATGTCTATAGCGGTAGGCACAACGCCTATCCCTCCGGTCATTTCGTCTAGTTCGTTCAATAAACGATCTAGTTCGTTGACCTGATAATAGCCAAATGTAATACTTGACCAGATACGATATTCACTAACCGTGTCTAACGTACCTGTTCCCCTGATGCTGGAAAAGTGCTCTTTTCCGCAGACGTCAAAGGACGGCTGGTAGTAGAAGAGCCCTTATCCAACACCTTGCGAACTCTGAAGGAGTCGTTAACATGATGTTTTACGGCTTCTCGGAATTTCGGATGTTGCAGAGCTTCAAGGAAGTTCTGCAAATCTGACACCAAAGGGGCGATACCAAACTGATAGTTTAGGTATTCGCCACCCACGGCGCGCAACTTTTTCTCTTTCGCCAGAACTTTGAGAGGAATCTTAGGAAGACCCTCCCGAAGTTCACCTGCAAAGCGGAAGAGAGAAAAGTCTGGGATGTCTGGGAGTGACTTTTTCACAGCAGTAGCTCCAAGAGCTACTAAAGTGCCTTTGTCAACACCCAAGCTTGCCGGGATAGGCGATAGCTTACCCTGCGCTGCATCTTGCATCGCAACTGTATACATAGTAGAAGGAAACGCTATACCTTCGTACCCACGAGTGAGTCCGAAGAATGGCTGAGACCATCTACCTACAGTCGGCATAGACAAGCTGACGCTCTCCTTTGCGAAGGAGTCACCAATATCCAGTGAATCTAGCCTCCGATAAGTGGCTGTTGAACGATCTTGCTTCAACAGTTGCCTACGGAATTTTAGAAATGCTGGATGGTTAACGTCGACACATCTAGCGATCTGGCCCGTTGAATACGGGCCAAGTTTCGAAGTCGTATCACCGGACCATGAATTATTGTAAGTAGTAGAAGTTAACTGCTTATCAATACGGTCGCGGTAGATATATGACTTAGATTCTTTGAAATCAGATACGCTATTACCCATTGTGGAGTTCTTTCGGTTTGAGGTGTGACACGAGCTTGTG